GCCCGGTGACGGCCGCGGCGAGGGCGAGGAGCGCCGGCTCGATCGTCGCGAGGTCCATCAGCCCACCTGCCAGGTGATCGAGCTGCGGAGCTGCCCGGTGTCGACGAGCGGTGTCGAGCTGCCCTTCGCGTCGCGCGTCGCGGGGGCGTTGGGCGGGTCGATCCCCTCGGCGATGCGGGTCTGCACCATCCCCGCGACGGAGGCCCCGAGGCGCTCCAGGGCGACGCGGGGGTCGAGCTCGCTCTCCGCCACCTGCTTCGCGAGGGCGGTCTGCTTCGCGGCGATCTCCGCGCGCTTCGCGTCGACGGTGCCGCGGATGAACGACCGTTGGGGGATGTTGGCGCCCGGCGCGCCGAACTCGTGCATTGCGGCGACCTCGAGCAAGGACGCGCGGCTGCCGCGCCCCTCGGCCGCGCGCTTGGGCTCGTCGGCGAGCACCCCGACGCGCACCTTCATCGCCCCGAGGGCCTTCAGGTCGGCGAAGAGCTTCGCCGCGCCGTTGTCGGTGACGCGCACGCTCACAGGGGCCCCACGCCGGACATGTGCGGGCCGCCGCAGGCCTCCTGGAGCAGCACTGCGAGCTCGCCGCCGTAGGTGGTGGACTCCAGGGAGCCCGGCTTCGCCCCATCGACCCGGGCGGCGAGGCCCCCGGGCCCGAGGGCGATCAGGTGCATGGCGCGGAGGGCGACCGCGTCGTCGTAGCGCTCGCCGAGGGCCGCGGCGCTGGTGCGGCGCGTGGCCTCCCCGATCGCGCGCGTGACGACGGCGTCGGCCACGGGGCCGAGCTCGACGAACCGCTCGCGCAGGGAGGCCACGGTCACCGCCACGGATCAGCCCTCCGCCTTGGTGGTTGGCGACTGGGGCTTGGCCTTCGCCTTCGCCTTCGCCTCGCCCTCGGGGGGCGCGTCGGGAGCGGGGGCCTTCGCCTCGCCCTCGGGGAGCGCCGCGGCCTCGCGGATGTCGTCGAGCTGCGCGCGCAGGTCGGCGTTCTCCGCCTCGAGCGCGCGGATGCGCTCCAGGGCCTCGCCGTACGCGAGGTCGAAGCGGCGGCGCATGTCCTCCGCCGCCGCGAGGTCGCCCTTCGGGGCGGCCTTGAACGGCTTCGGCGGGGGCGCGGCGGGGATCGGGTGCAGGGGCTCGAGCACCCCGGCGTTGATGAGCGCGCGGTTCGCGTTGTTGTCGGCGACGACGACCTCGCCGTCCTTGGCGACGCCGTCGACGGCCCCCTTCAGCACCTTGCAGCGGATGCTCGCCATGATCAGCACCCGTCCACGCTCCGCCACGCGGCGGGGTAGCGGAAGATGACGCCGCCGGTGCGCATGTGCGCCTCGACCTTGTAGGTGGTGCCCTTGATCTCCGGGGCGAAGGTCTCGAAGCGCACGGGGACGAGCGCCTCGACGGTGCGGCGGTCCATGCGGCCGACCATCATGCGGCGGACGCCGCCGGCGCCCGCGGTCTCGCCGCGCGCCCACTGGCTCACCATGATCTGCGGGTTCTTCTTCTTGAAGAAGTCGAGCGCCGAGATCTCGGTGTTGGGCAGGCGCTTCGTGTCCGCCGCCGCGTACTGCGTCGGCGTCATCACGATCGCGTTGGGCTTCACGCGGCCCTTCGTGTCGGTGATGATCGCGCGGCAGACCTTGTTGAGGTCGGCGACGATCTCGTCCGCGTCGGTGCCCGCGAGGTGCCAGTCGCCCGTGTCGGGGGTGACCGCCGACACGTTCGCGTTGTTGTAGAAGCCGGTGATCCCCTGGGCGCTGTACCCGGTGGCGAGCACCTCGTCGAGCTTCGTCTCGGAGTTCTCGCGCGTGGCGACGGCCTTGTCCGACTCCAGGGGGAGCCCCGCCATCGCCGCGCGGCGCGCGTCCATGACGCTGTACTTGTAGTGCCCGGTCCACGAGTAGAGCGTGGCGGACGAGCTGTCGCCCGCGATCTCCTGCTCCGGCGAGTCGTCCGACAGGTTGGCGCTTGGGGCGAACTCGCCGTTGCGGTCGCGGATCTGGTACGTGAGCTTGTCCGCGCCCGGGCTGATGTTCGACTTGACCGGGAGGATGAGGACGCCCTCGGCCTCCGGGTATTCGACGTAGTAGAGCTCGGTGTCGATCTCCTCGAGCTGCCGCGCGAGGAAGAGCGTCGAGCTCGCGTCGAGGCGGGTGGCCTCGGACGGGTCGCGCGACAGGAGCTCGCGCGCCGCGGGGGCGAAGACGGCGTTGAGCCGGCGCTCGCGCGCGGGCGTCCAGGGGCGACGGGAGAGGGGGTGCTTCATGGTGATCAGCCCGCGGGGAGGTTGAGCTCGAGCCGCGAGAGGCCCGCGCTGTTGGTGGAGCGGAACCGCGCGTTCTTGATGCGCACGGTCTCGCCGGAGACGGGGGTCGCGCGCAGGGCGCCGATGGTCTCGCCGCTCGGGGCGCGGACGCGCACGTAGACGGCGTCGCCGTCCTTCACGGCCGTCTCGCTGGTGACGAACACCTCACCGTCGCGCACGACGGGGACGTTCTCGTACTGCGCGTAGGCCACCGCGCTGCGGCTGGTGTCGCGGAGGACGACGCCCTCGACGAGGTGGTCGACGGTGCCAAAGACGCTGCCGACGCCGAAGGTGAAGGTGCCGCCGGTGCCGCTCTGCGCGGGGATGAGGAGCGACGTGATCGTGCGGAAGGCCGTCGCGCCCGTGACGGTCTGGCCGCCCCCGTTCGGGATCGTGAGGTTCTCGGTGATGGTCGCGCCGTTCTCGTCGGTGCCGGTCACCACCGCCGTGGTGGCGTCCCAGTCGGCGTGCGAGCTCAGGGTGAGCGTGACGTTGCGCGGCGGGAAGAGCTCGGTGTTGCCGAGCGTGCCGTTCATGTCCGCGGCCGCGATGGTCTGTTGCGAGCCCGACGACGCGCCGCCGGTGGCGATCAGCGCGGTGGCGCTGGCCGCGGGGGCGGTCATGTGCCCGCCCTGGCCCTGGCCGCCGCTCGACGAGGCCGCGCGGCCCTTGACCGCGACGAGGCCGGGGGTCATCGCCGCGAGGGCGACGAGCGTGGCGACGAGCTGCCCGGGGCGGTGGCGCGCGATCTGGCCGGGGAGCCCGGCGGCCGGCGCGAAGGCGTAGGAGTCCTGGACGAAGTCGGCCATCGATCAGCCCTCCGCAGCGGCCTTGCGGCCGCGCGAGTCGAAGTGGTTGTGGGTGCGGGCGGCGAGGGCCGCGGCGGGCGAGAGGTCGCCGTCGTCGTCCCCGCCGTCGGTGCGGGTGGCGGGCGGGCCCGGGTGGGCGCCGCGGAGGTTGTCGGCGCGCGCGGTGGTCGACGCCTGCGCGGTCGCGGCGACGTACATCCCCTCGATCGCCTTCGGGTCGAGGCCGTCGAGCTTCACCTGGGGGAGGAGCTTGGCGACGACGAGCTTGTGGATCTCCCCGGCCTTGAGGCCGTTGAGCTTCACCTCGGAACCGAGCACCTTCGCGGCGCTCGCGCGCAGGGCGCCGCGCTTCTCGGCGATCGCGTCCTGCACGTCCTCGGGGACCATGTCCTCGGTGACCTCGGGGGCCTCCTTCTCGCCGGCCTCCTCGGCGGCGATCTTCGCCTTGAGCGCGGCCACCTCGCCGATGGCGCCCTTCAGGGCCTCCTCGGCGGCGGTGAGCTTCGCCGTCATCGAGTCGACGGCCGCGGTCTGCGCGTCCACGGCGGACTGCGCGGCCTGCACCTCGTCGTCGGCGTCGAGCTTGAACTCGCGCCCCTTGACCTTGAGGGTCTTCTTCATGCTCGTCCCCTTGGGCGCGTTGTCGTTGCGCACCTGCACGGCCGCGCCGTTCATGCGCAGCGAAACGTCCGTGCCGGCGCGGCCCCACCCCAGGGGCCCGAGCGCGGCGTGGTTGTAGACGATGTCCCGCTGGATCGCGTCGAAGGCCTCTCCCTCGGGCGTCACCCCCGCCGTCCAGTCGACGCGGCAGGTGTAGCCCGCGCTCACGTCGTGCAGGTCGCCCTTCTCGCACCGCTCGGCGGCGCCGGCGTCCTGCACCACGATCGGGGCGGCGACGAAGGTATCGTCGCGCCGCGGGGCGCCGACGAGGTGCCCGACGCTGACGGCCTTCCAGGTCGCGCCGTCGACGAGCTTGTCGGGGTGCAGCTCGGTGACGGGCGCCCCCTCGAGCGTCGCCAGCGAGTCGGCCTTGAACACCTCCTCCGCGGGCTTGTACTCCCGCCACGTCTTGCCGGTGTGGTCCTGGTACGTGAGGACGCCGACGCGGGTGATGCGCGCGTCGAGGCGGATGCCACCCTGCGGCGTGCGCTTCACCCCGGAGGTGGCGCCGACGAAGTCGCAGCGGTGGACGCGGCCTGACATCGGGCGGATGGTGCGCGGGCTGGCACGTCAACCGCCACGTGGCGGTGGCACGGCGGAGGGGGACGGGGCTACGCGCCGACGCCCGGAATCACGGGGTCGGCGGTGCACCTGCACTGGTAGTCCTCGCCCGGGTGCCCGCGCCGGCCGGTGCGCAGGTCGACCACGGGCGGCGAGGAGTACTTCTGCCGGGTGCCGTCGAGGTGCTTGTGGCGCGGGCGCACGCGCTCGTCGCGGCTGGTGCGCCAGACGTACTCCGTGATCCCCGCGGCCTGGTGCCGGGCCTGGGTGACCTGTGCGTTCAGCTTCAGCACCTGGTCGCGGGCGATCAGGGCGGCCTGGGCCTCGCTCGCGCCGGTGGCGCCCTGGATCCGCTCGGCGATTTCCTCGACGCGGGCGCCGCGGTGCTCCTCGAGCACCTGCCGCACGCGGTCGACGTGCTCGGCGGGGAGGCTGGTGATCAGGTCGAGGTTGCGGTGCTGCCAGAGGCTGTGCAGGTGGTTGATGTGCGGCTCGCGGCCGTCGAGCAGCTTCACCCCGAGCTTCGCGAGCGCCGCCGACCACTGCCGCGCGCTGTGGGTGGCGACGCGCGCGGCGACGACGTCGAGCACGGCGTGGGAGGCGACGCGGCGGGCGAGGGTCGCGCGCAGCTCGGCGAGCTCGCGCTC